CAACGTTGCCCTTTCGGCCTGCACACTCGCGGTTGTTTTGCAAAAGCGCCTCGGCTCAAGCGGGTAAATACGATCCCCGGGTACAAGCGCGATTTGCACGCCGCCTGAGGGGGCGCGGAACGGGAAGCCCTCAAAAAAAGGCAGGTTGCTGTTTTCGCCTTTTTCGATAATCCTGTACCACGTCCCGGCCTCGGTAAAGGTAAGCGCCATGCCGCCCGATATGATTTTGCTTTGATCAAACGAATCGAAAAATGCCCACGCTTTAGCTCCAGTAATTTTCATGTTTTGTCCTCCCTGTCATCCCGACAGTGAATTGTTCTCCCGCCAACGACGGATATAAAAACGGTTTACTCGCCTGTCATCTCCGACGGTGAGGCCGTTGTTTCCTTTTCTTTTTCTTCCTGCAGTTCCCTTGTCACCCGCTCGGCAGCCTTCCGTGCTCGCTGCATTTTTTCGCAGTCGTTCAATTTCGGCTTTTCGCGGTCACCTCCCGCTGCGGCTTTCGCTTTTGCTTCGCTCGTGCTTGCCCAGGTCATCGCCTTTTTCACGTGTCCCTCCTACATGCTGCAATCGTCTTTAAAATCAACGGTCATTTCGATAAACACCCGCAAAACGCCGACCGTCGGGCTTTGCGGGGTTGGATCAAAATAATCCGCGCCATTTACCGCCGCGCTTATTACCGGCTGTTGTATATCGCCGTAAACCGCCCTGAAAATTTTTTCCATGATGGCCATCTGCGCCCGCGCTATAGCGTCCGCGTTTTTTTCCACCGTAGAAGCCCAGAGGATAACCGTGAACGCTATGCGCTCGGATGATCCGCCGTGGGAATCAGGCAGTATAATCGCCCGGTTCTTGTGCACGGTGAACGGGTCTTCCCAATGGGTGATAATATCGCCCATTTCCGGGACTTCTGACGAAAGATGGTCTTTCATTGCGTTAAACGCCTTTGTAAAATCAGCCCTCAAGTTTCTTCTCCGCTTCGCCTGCCGCCCTTTGGAGCATTTCGCTGCCAACGGCAACCGCTTTCTGTTCGCCGCCCCAGATTCTCCAGCCGTCATCAATCAGATTCCGCTGCCGGGCAAATGAAAACACTTTGCCCGAACGGGAAACGGCCTGCCCGCGGTAAAGGCCCGCAAGGTAATTAAGATTTCCGGGGATTCCGATTCCCGCCCGTATAACATAACCTGGAATTTTTTTTGACTTATGCCTGTGTATCCCGATGCTTTCCCGCGTCTCCCCGGTTTGATCCTTAAAAAGATCACCAAATCTGCGGTATTTGAGAAAGTCGGAAAACTCCCTTGAAACTTTCGCCACAGAACGGGCGGAAACTTCCCTGATGAAAAATTCTTCGATCGGCTTGAGACTGATATTCCCTTTTATTTCCGAATCAATCATACTCTGGCCCCCCGGTAAGAGATAAAAACAGACCTGCTTGAAACCGGCACGTCAATTTCATACTGGGCCGTAGTTGTCCCATTGATTGAAAGTTGTTTTATGCCAACGCCGCCGCCGGAAACGGCAAAACGCCTGAGATTGGCCGATACGGTTTCTATGACTGCCTGCTGTAAATCGTAGGGGACGGGGCTGTATCCGATATTCCCCTCGAAAAGTACCATGTCATAACCGCTTGGGAATTCCCCCCGGTAAAGGCGGATAATTCCCGCGCTCATTTTTACGCCGTACTGCTCAACAGGCAAATCGTTGTCACCGGGGAAGGCACGCTCTGGGTCAACGCTGACGCGGGCGGTGTGGTTGACCGGGTAGCTTGGAAGCAACAGTTCCCTTCCGCCGCGGGCGTCCATTTTTAAAGACACGTCGCGGGCGGCAAGGAAACGCCCGGCGAACTTCTCCGCCTGCGCTGACGCTGCCGAAATGAGAAACTCAACCAATTCCCGGCGGTCATCGTCAAGGTTTAATACCGCCTTGACTTGCTCCCAGGTGACAAGATCGCCGTAAGCCACTATGCTTTCGCGGTTAGCTTTGCAGCCGTCACGCTTGCCCCAGGAATGCTCAATGCCTGGATTGCTTCGTTGATAAGCAGCCTTCCGTCGGTACGCTGCTTCCCTCTGAACCCTACAAAGCCGTTGGCGGCGAAAAGTTCGTCGAGGCGCTGGATAGTAAAGCCGCGCCGGTCATGGATGCGGTAGCGCTTAAAGTCGCCCAGGGCGATGGGTTTTTCCCCGCTCTCAATGTCAGGCATCATGCTGGAAATCACAACGCTTTTGCCAAGAATGGTTCCCATCGGGCCGTTTGAAGCCGGGGCGTTAAAGGGCTTGTAAAGGAACTGCCCGCTTTCGTCTTTAAGGCTCATAACGGCTACAAGCGTTCCCGTGTTCATAATCCAGTTCGCGTTATTAAAGTAGCCGGACTTTAACGCGCGGAATAATGAAAGTATGTCGGCGTATTTCAACGCGGACGCCTGGGCGGCAACGGTCTGGCAGTCAGTAAGGAAGCCGCGCGGTTTCTTGCTGCCGTCGCCGTTGATATAGGCTTTTTCCATCGCAAGGCCGTTCGTGTACGCGAAGGCGTTGATAAGCCACTGCTCAAGGTTGTACGTATTGTCCTCAAGCAGTTCCTCCGACACCCTGCATATCCGGCCCACCTTGAAAGCCCCCATGGTCTTTTCAGTGAACTTGGCATCGCTCTCGCCGTAAGCCCCTCCTTCCTCGATCCAGTCGGATTCACCGTAATCGTCGGCGATGGGGATATTGCGGTCAAGGGCGGACATCTGGACATCAGCAAGGTTCCGCATAACGAACTGTTCCCGCTCCCTCTCCAGTATGCGGTTTTCCCATTCCTGCGGAATAAGGTAGCCCCCGGTGTCCCCGCCGCCTGAGGTGCCGCTGGTCATGGCCCGCAACTGAGCGCGGTCGCCTGAACGCATGTAAGCGAGAACGGCTTCCCGGTTTTCCTTCGCCTCCGTGTCGCCGGAGGGGGGCGTCGCTTCACCGCTCCGCGTTTCCGGCTCAATGCCGTCCTGGGCGCGGATGATGGCCTTCTCGGTTTCAATCTGCTCCGTCAAGGCGCGCAGTTCCGCTCCGATAGACGCGATCTTGGAAGCATCCGGGGACTGTTCGGACTGCGAATCCCGAAGCTGTTTTACAAGCTCGTTGAAACGCTGCTGAAGCTGTCTTAATTTATCCATACCTGTTTCTCCTTCTGTTTATCAACAGTAGTTATACATACCGCCACGCCGCGAGGCGGCTATAATAAACGCTACGCGCCTATTTTCTGCTCGGGGAACTCCTGAATGAGTTCGTCTATTTTCTTTTTTGTTTCACCCCGCTCCTGCTCCGCATCATCAAACTCTTTGATAACGCTTTCGGCGTCGCGGAGGGAAACATCCGTGTCCTGGTAGGCCGCGTAGGTAACCGGGGAAAAATCAATGATGCGGTTGAATTTTTTTATGACGCGCTTGTATATGCGCTTTCCATTTTCAACGCTCCGTTCCTCGGTATACCCTTCGCGGCCCAGGTAAAACCCGAAAGACATCTTGTCCACAAGCCCGGCACGAATCGCTTCTATGCCGTCCCGGCCCCATGAGGTTCCGCCCGCATCGGCTTCGATATGGACGCCGTAAGAATCTTCACGCGCAGTCAGAGTGTTGTTTTTCCGGGCGGCCATCGGTTTGGCGGCGTCATGGTTCCAGAGCAGGACTTGCTCTGCCCGCAACAGCGCATCCCGTGCGGCCCCGGCTTCAATAATTTCCACCCAGCGGAATGTATCGCTTTCGTAGAGCACGGTTTCGCGGTTGTAAACAATCGGGGTGCCTTTCAGCCTGTAGGACGGTGCTCCGTCCTCAGCCCTGGTTTCTTCAATCATGCCCTGATCGCACGGGACAGAGCGGCGCAGTAATCCGTCTTTATTCATTTGCCTCTCCTCTTTTCTGTTCAAGTTCCCCCGTCCCCGCAATGTAAACCGGGAAGCGGTAGGTTTTCCCAAGCCCGTCCGGCAAGGGGTTCATATCTTCTTTTTCGCGGACTTCATCGACATTAAAAAAGCCGTGCAGCAAGCCTATGGAATACGCCTCATAGCGGGCTTTGGTGTTCCCTCTCATAAGGCCGTCTATCTCAAACTTGATATACAGGCGGCTTCGTTCTTCCTCTGTAAATATCTTGGCGTTTAACGCCTGCTCCCACCTGATTGCCCACGGGCGAAAAAGGTACACAATCGCCTCGATGCCCTGCTCCTCGATATTTGAAAACGTCGCTTTCTCAAGGTCTCCGATAAGGTGCGGTGGCACGCCGTGAATCCTTGCCATTTCGGTGGCGGTGAATTTACGGCTCTCGATAAACTGAATATCCTCAAGCGGCATTCCGAGTTTAGAATATTTCAGCCCCTCTTCA